GCCAGAACAGGCAACGAGGCAGAAGCCGCATTCCAAGCAATGGAGATCATTAACTTCGCACGCAGAGGGTCGCATCCGCTGGCTCGCGTTCTGACAGCCGCCATCCCGTTCCTCAACGCGCGCTTTCAAGGCTTAGACGTTTTCTGGAGGTCGGCCTTTGGCAATTACACCACTCGCAGGGATGAGCCGCCTGCAAAGGGCCAGCTACGACTTTTGTATCGCGGTGGAATTTTGGCCGGCTTGACCGCCCTGTATTACCTGCTGGTAAGCGATGAGGATTGGTATAACGAGCAGGATGACTACGTCCGAGAGCTAAACTGGCTTGTGCCCACCGAAAGCGGCGTGCCAATGCGTATCCCGATCCCGTTTGAAGTGGGCTTGGTATTCAAGACCATCCCAGAGGCGATACTTGCCAGCACTTATGGCGATCAATCTGACAGAGAGCTACGCCAGACGTTACAGCGCGGCCTTGTTTCCACGCTTGAAATCAACCCGCTGGGCGTGCAGGCTATCTCTCCACTTGTTGAGGCGAGCCTAAACCACAGCTTCTTTACGGGTAGAGAGATTGTACCGTACTACCTTGACAAGCAAGGCGCTGTGACTGCGGGCCTGACAGGCGGCGCCAACAATACGCAGATTGCCAACGATGTCGGCAAGCTACTTAATATCAGCCCAATGAAGATTGACCATGTCATCTTCGGCTATACAGGAACGATTGGCTCGTACCTTATATCTTCTTCTGACGCGCTGTATAAACAAATGACAGGCGCGGAAGACAAGAGACCAGCTAAAACGATATTCCAGTTCCCACTGTGGAAGCGATTCTTTGCGTCCAAGGAGGGCACCGGACTCAAGGCAGACGCCTACGACCTGTACAACGATGTCAGCGAAGTTGTTGCTACAGTAAACAAGTTGCAGAAAGAAGGCCGCATAGACGAGCTACAAGCATACCTAGCCTCACGTCAGCATATACTTGACTTAAAATCGCCCGTGTATAGTATGAAGCGTCAGCTTGACAAGTTAAGACAACAAAAACAGCGCATCATATCGTCTGACATGGACGCAGAAGTCAAACGCCAGATGATTGAGGATTTAGACGCCAACATGAATGAGTACCTCAAGGTGGTACCGAGGCTCAAGGAGTTGACTGACGCGCCGTTTATACAAACAACATTCTAGAGGGGGCGCGATGAATCTTGAGGAGTTTGCAGAGGGGCCGAGGCAGACCGAGGCGTTAGAGCTAAAGGCGAAGGGCTACACCAACAGACAGATAGCCAACAGCCTTGGCATCTCTGAAAGGAACGTGTATCGGTTGTTCCAGCGCATAAAAGGTCATGCGGCCAAGCGCGGCTACAGCCCTGATTTCGACATGAACCACCCTGTCCCGCAGGGGTTCAAGGTCAAGGGCGTGTCCACCTACTACAACGATCAGGGCAAGCTCACCGGACAATGGGTCAAGTCTGCCACGGACGAGGAGCAAAGAGCGCAAGCCCTGCTCGACGCCGTAGAGAACGCGGCTACCGCCCTGCCAAAGTTCAAGCCCACCAAGCCCCCAGCCAGTTCAGACGAAAACCTCGCATCTCTTCTCACCATAACGGATTTCCACCTCGGCATGAAAGCATGGCGAGCCTCGGACGGCGACGACTGGGACGTGAAGATTGCTCGCGATGTATTTATGAACGCTATCAATGATATGTTGTCTGCAAGCCCCAAGTCCGGCACCGGCATTCTTAACCAGTTGGGCGACTTCCTACACTGGGACGGACTTGTTCAGGTTACACCGACCTCCGGGCACCATCTTACCGGGGACGACCGCTATTCCAAACTTGTTGAGCTTAGCATTAGCGTGATGACCGAAGCGATTCAGCTTATGCTGAAGAAGTACGGCAAGGTTGTCGTGGTACAAGCGGAAGGCAACCACGACCTAGCCTCCAGCGTGTGGATGCGAAAGTTCATCAAGCATAGGTTTGAAGACGAGCCTCGGGTGGAAGTAATCGACAACGAGTTCCCGTACTACGCCTATCAGCACGGAGAGATCATGCTGGGCTTCCACCACGGGCATAAGATGCGTATGGCTCAGCTACAAAAGCTGTTTGCATCTGAGCCTAGATTCAGGAAAATCTGGGGTTCCTGCCGCCACGCATATATCCATTGTGGGCACCTGCACCATGAGCGAGTTCTGGATGATGCTGGCGCCACGATAGAACAGCATCCGACCCTCGCGGCTCGCGACAATTACAGCAGTTCCCACGGGTACGTCAGCCAGCGCGGGGCGAAGATCATTACTTATGACAAGTTAGACGGTGAGGTACACCGAGTTACTGTGAGGCCGAGGCATGACCAAGCTGGTTGATTTCAAGAAGCCTGCCCCGTGGGAGACAATACAGGAGATGGCTGAGTCTTTTGCTGAGAGAGTTGGCGGCGAGGACAACGAGCTATCCTCTTCCATAATCAGCGCGGTTATTATGTACCGCTACAAGGACGGCACCGTTTCTTTTGAGTGTAACGAGAACGCCTCTGCGCTAGATGTGGGCATGATGGCGGCGGCTGTTCACATGGCGTGCATCTTTGAGATGACAGGGATGGACGAGGACGAGACGGTTCACTGAAACCGCCTCTCCATCGCTCTACGCCAGAGCCACTCTATGGGCTGTAAGTCTTTTACATCCATGACCAGCCTTTCGCCGTATCCAAAATCATGCTTATAGTGCTTGCGTAAAAACAGGGCTTTCGTGGCGCACCCGTTGATCAGAAACTCATCTGGGTCTTCCGTCCTGCCGACCATTACAGCACACATCGCCGCAAAGCTGTCGGCGGAATCGAATATCAGTGGGCCATCCGGTTTGTTGCTGAGCTTAACGTCCACCGATATGTCGTCTATCCAAAGGTCAACGCCCCCGTCAGAGCAGACATTCACAACGGGGGTGTCCACGCCAAACAGCCTAGCCACAGCAAACTCAGCTTTAAAGCCGTGAATGTTGGCGTCCACTCTTGACTGCCTTTCGTTCTCCAGTCTCGGTCTGACGCCCCGCATCTCCAGCAATGCCACTGTGTCGGCGCCCATTAGCTCCGCGCGGTGAGCATCTTTCTTGCTTAGCCTTACCATCATGGGCGAGCACCAGCGACCAGATCCCGCTCTTCAATCTCAGGCTCGTAGTCAATCCAAGTAGCTAACGTGCTCATCGCTTAGGCCACTCCCATTGCGGGTCATCACTATGCACGGTCTCACACCCGCCCGTTAACACAATGCAGGCCATGCAACCGACAAAGATCAAAAAAAGAATAAAATTGTGCGAGGCATTCATAAGCCACCACCCGCCAGCATCGCGCCAAGAGAAGCAAAAACCATAGACAAGACGAGAACGATCAGGGTCGCTTTCGTTATGCTGTATATGGCCTCTAACTCTTCATCACTCATCCTCCTCCACCTCCATGATAATTCTCTCCAGCTTGGCCTCGATATCCTCAAGCCGACGAATAGACTCATCAACGAAGTCACCGATAACCTTAACAAGTTGGTCGTAAGCGGCGCCGTCCAATTCCAGCTTTAGGCTCATGCCCTTCCCTCCTCTGGCGGCGGGATGTAGTACCCCACCTCTGCGGCTATCCTGCACAGCGTCTCAATCAAATCGGAGTAGTCTCCGCGAGAAGAATCTCCGCTACGCTTTACCGGCCTTCTCCTCATGCCAAACTTGGTGGCGTGCTCGGTAGAGCCGTAGCACTGGCACAGCATCTCTTCGTGCATCTCGTCCGGAGTCATCCCGCAGAACCTTGCGAACTGGGCGCAGTGCTTGCGGTAGTAATTTTCCTGCGGCCTTGTCCTCTCACTACGGAGCGGCTTGATCTCGATGGTGACACCGAAGGGTGCCTGCTTGTTGGTCTCAATCAGGTCACGCACCGCGTCTGGGAACGCGGAGGACAAGAACTGAAACACGTTCATAAGCTGGATGGACTTAGTCCGTGGTATCTGTAACTGCATCACTGCTCTCCTTTGACTGAAATGGTCGGAACCGATGCAGGGGACACCGAACTGACGTGCAGTCCTTTATCATCTGCCTGAATCCAACCTCTAGCTCCTCTTTCGTACAGCCCATACAGGCGGCACACATTGCCTTGATAGCACGTTGCCTCGTTGGTTTGGCCTCGTACTGTAAAAATGGGTTCATCTCACTCATTGTCGTATCCCTTTATCTTCACGATGTCTTGACTGATGCGGCGCAACAACGTCTTGATAATCAGAAACAAGAACTGCTCGCTCTTATCTATCTTCTTCTCAAACGTGTCCGTCTCAAACTCCATGTCGAACTTACGGTGACAACGGGCGCAAAGGTCAGCAACGCACAGGTCGTGCGGCTTGTGGCCGGTCCCTCTACCGAAAAGATGGCTCCTCATGCCGTTGTAGTGGGCGGCAACCACGGTGCCATCGCTGACACCGCAGTTGACGCATGACTGGGCTTTAGCGCCAGCCAGCATTGGCTTACTCCTGACGATCAAAATGGAATGTCGTCAAAAGATTCTTGTGGGGCCGGCTGGCTGTGCTTGCTCTCGTCGAACACCGCTTCAGCGGAGAGATAGAAATACTGCGATCCATCCTCCTTGCTCTTTCTATCCCACGCGGCGAGCTTCAGCTTCGGCTCAAGACCGGCCTTCCCCATCGCAATAATGTTTTTGATCTGCGCTGAAGAAATCTTGATGTTGCCGGTCCAGTCTGGGTGATTGCTCGCCTTCTTGTAGGTGTTGTTGTACAGACCACCTTCTGTCTTGGGGAACTTATCGTTACTCATGCCACTGCCTCCTGTTGCAGTTTTTGTTTAATTTCCGCGAAATGCGATTGCAGATTCTTGTACTGCGCTGGGTACTTCGTATCCAGAACGTCTATGACCTGCTTGTTTATCTGCCAGAACTCCACCAAATCCTGCATGGAGCCTGATGCAAATTCGTTGGCGCTCCCCTTGAGGAACTCCACCACGCCAGCCGCCTCTTCCTCCGTGGGGATGTCGTCTGATAGCTTGCTTCCGGGGATGGGCGCTGGCTTTGACTTGTCAGGAGCAGGAGGCGCTTTCGGCTTTTCCGCCTTGGCCGCCTTGGCCGGCTTGACCTCTGGCTCCTGCTCGACATCAGCCGGCAGGTCTTCGCCAGCGTAGATGTAGTGGCCCAAACCAAACATACTAATGCACTTGGTGAGGCACCTCATTCTGGTATCCGACACCTTTCGCAGGTCTGGATTCTTGATGGCGTTGTTCTTGTAGTCCATGACAGGCAACCACATGAGGCGCTCTAACTCCCCGATGCAAACCTTGCACCACACCTCGACGTGGCCGAACTCGTCACGTTCCTCCTTGAGAAAATCATAGGTGGCTTGGGGGTAGTGCTCCATCAGGATGCCCCACGCCCATGCCCAAGAAAGGTAGCTCAGACCGTTCTTGCTCTGCTTGTGCTCGTTGCAGTCAACCTTAGAAAGGGTCTCCCACACCGAGGCAAACGTCGGCTCAGAGGAGCCAGTTTTTTTTGTGCTCATTGCTTACTCCTAGCGTTTTCCATACCTCGTTCACGGACATCTTGTAGAACTCGGCAGTATTCATCTCTCCCACCCGCTTACCTCGCAGGTGGAATGTCATTAGGTTCCCGTTGATGTCGATTTTCAGCCCCTCCTTCGACTGTTGCATCATGCCGACAACCTTGCGGTAAAAATCTGGGTCAGTTGATAGCGGATTCATTCGCCTGCTCCACACCTGTTAGCTCTAAATCTGCGGTCGTCTCCAGCCAGACCTTCGCTCCACAAGCCAGTGGCTTGTCTGGGGAATAAATAACCTCGCTTGGGCCGAGGATCTTTACGCCCTGCGCGTAGGTGTTGGTCTTGCCCTCCTTGACCGTAATAGTCGGGCGCCGCTGTCCGGTCTTGCCGTTGGCGCGGATGACGTGCTGGTTAATATGGATTCTCTTTATTGCCATACCTCCCCCTGATACTGGTCACAGAAAGCCGCCACGCCACAGTAGTCGTCTTGACACCGAGTAGGCTTGCCAGCCCTGCACTCAATCTCAAGGTCAGCCTTGCCTTCAGCGTAGGCTTCGGCCTCCTGCTGTGAGTCGAATACTCGTAACGCCCGTTTGTTGCCCTTCTTCTTGACAGCAAAGGTATCGTCCTTTTTCCACCGCTCACCGTCAGAGCATTCGGGCAGGTCGCCACCAGTGAGGCGTTCAAACTCAGCATTCTGGTGAATCTGAACCCTCTCCCTGACGTACCTGTCGCGCTCTTCGCGAGACCAAAGGGGAATGTCAACCACGACAATCGGCGCCTCGGGGTAGTTACCCTCCAGCCTCGCCTTGGCGCGTTGCCAGTCCCTGAGCACAGCAATAATCTGTAACTTGTTGACCACAGCATCAGGCTTCGTAAACTCAACCAACCAAGCGTAGAAGTTAAGTTGCATTTCCCATTCGGGCTTGCCGTAGATAACAGACCACGCCGACGTGCATTTGTAGTCGAGCACCGTGATTGAGCCGTCGGCCTCTGAACGCTGTACGTCGATGGCGCCACTGATAATCCAGTTCTCCACCTCTGCATAAAGTCGCTCCTCCACCACATGACCGTCTGGCTGGTGGTCTTCAAACATCTTATGCACGGCGGTGCCCAGCACCGGCCATAGCATATCGGCGGCATCTGATGTAATCACGTCTGCGTGCTCCTTCCGCAGGATGCGGACACGCGGCGAGTCAATCAGTTGCGTCACGGAACGGTTGCTTTCGCCCTTGGTGTAGTCACTATGCGTTAGCGCCTGCACAACAGGTTCTGGCAAGTTGGTGTGGTTGGTGATAATCATGCGACTCGGAATACCCTCATGCTCTCGCCATCACGCACCACGCTAAACCTCTTTGGCTTGTGGAGCCTCTGGAACCGAACCACTCTCTGTCTCAGCGCCTGCACTCGTCGGGTGTCGTCGGATGGAATCGGGGCTAGGAAGGAGTCCCCCACATCCATCGCTGGGAGCGGCAGGTCTGGCAAGCGCGTCCGCTGTGGCATAGGGACATTCTTTTCTATCTGAATACTCATCCTCTTTCTCCATCAAGGTATAAACATATCGGCCCATCTTGCTCATAGATGATCTCCGGTTGATAATGGGGCGCCGCATTCTACCCGTCGGGGCGGCGCTAACCGATGGTGAAGCAACCGAGACTTGCTTGGGTGTAGATAAGTAAACAGCGAGACAGGGCCAATGTCAAACACAATAGTGAAAATAACGATATTAGGTGAGCCGTGCAGTAAGGCAAACAGTCGCAGACTTGTTAAGAGTAAACAAGGGCGCCCGCTGTTCATCAAATCCCAGAAAGCATTGGACTATGTCAAGTCTTTCGGCGAGCAGTGCAAAAAAATTGAGCCGCTTTGCGAAAAAGATGTAGCCGTAGAGATCGTTATATTCTATTCTAGCCGACGGCCTGATCTGGATGAGTCGCTGATACTAGATTGCTTGCAGGGTCTAATATACAAGAACGACAGGCAGGTCAAAGAAAAACACATATATTGGGGCGGGGTTGACAAGGCCAACCCACGGGCAGAAATCCATGTCAGATGTATACAGGACAGTTTACAGCAAGGTGATATTCCAAGCGATCCGTGATCTTGTTGGCTCAGAGCCACAGGAACGCAAGGACGCCATCAAATACCTCCAGTCTCCCGCCTTTTTAGTTCATTGCCAAACAGCAGGTTATCCGGTCGGCCTACAGGACGCGCTGGACGAAATGCTATTGCTTAGCGCCACGGAACAAAAGGTGGTCGCCAAGATGGTAATGGAGGAGTTGTCAGAGTGTATGTGAAAAAAACCCCCGATGGGACGGGGGTTATAGGAGGGTGGAACACTGAGAGAGTACCCCCTAGGACTGTCCTAAGCTAGGACTATACTAAGTATATTATATACTTAGGAATGTACTAAGCTAGGACTGTTCTAGTCTAGGACTGTTCTAGGTGTCCATCAATATCACAAAAAAACGGGATGGGCAAACTTTTTTATGGACTTAATGCAGGATTTTGTCGGCGGGTTTGACCGAGATATCAGGGTCAGGTGCCCAGAATGCGGCGACCAACGAAAGAAGAAGAGCGAGAAAACGCTCTCAATCACAGTCAATAGCGATCACTCACTGTACCTCTGCCACCACTGCGGGGCGGCTGGTTCTGTGCGGCGCAAAAAATTCTACGAGGGACACATGGAACAGCAGAAAGTAGTAAAGATACCGACACAACTAAACTATAACGTCGATCTTATCAGGGAGTTTTTCGCGGGGCGCGGGGTTCAGCTTGATACTCTTGACAAGTTACCAGCAATGACAACGGGCACCCGCTGGATCGGCGGCGAAGAGCGAGAGGCGGTCGGATTTATATACGGGCCAAGAGAGAACCCAGCCGCCATCAAGTGGCGCTCGGTTGATGGCAAGTTCTTCACCTGCGAGGGCGCACCCAAGTCGTTCTACGGGGTCGAGCACCTTGAAGAGGAAGAAAAAGAGATTGTCATTGTCGAGGGCGAGTGCGATGTGATTGCCCTTGCCAGCGTCGGCATCAAGGCGGTGTCGTGCCCAAACGGCGCGCCAGCCAAGGTCAGCCAGAATCGGGTGAGTCCGGAGGAGGACAACAAGTTCTCCTACATCTGGGAAGAGCGGGAGCGCATCGAGAAGTGCGAGCGTATCGTGCTGGCGACCGACAACGACCACGCGGGGGAAGCTCTAGCCGAAGAGATTGCTCGGCGTGTGGGTCGGGCGAAGTGCTGGAGGGTTAAGTTCCCAGAGCAAGTGAAAGACGGCAATGATGCGGTCAGGGATCTGGGAGCCGACGAGACCAAGAGACTCTTTGCAAATCCAGAGCCGGTTCCGCTGTCGGGCGTTTACGGCGCCGCTGATTACGCCAACGAAGTCAGAGAGATATACACCAACGGTCACGGCAAGGGGGCTTCCACTGGGTTCGCCTCTATAGATGAATTGTTCACAGTAGCGGAGGGACAGCTTTCCATCGTTACCGGAATGCCGTCATCAGGAAAGTCTGAGTTCATAGACCAGATCATGGTTAATTTAGCCCAGCGTGAGTCATGGAAGTTTGCGGTTTGCTCGTTTGAAAACCCGCCCCATATGCACATTGCGAAGCTGGCAGAGAAAGTTTCAGGCAAGCCGTTCTACAACGGCGTCGGACAGCGTATGTCGGAGGAAGAGTTGACTGAGGCGATGGATTTCATCAACCAGCACTTCGTATTCCTTGAGTCGAAGGACGGCGGCATGAGCACTATCGACAGCGTCATTGATCGCACGAAGCAGGCGGTCATGCGCCTCGGTGTGCGCGGCCTCGTCATTGATCCCTACAACTACATCGAGCAGAGCGGTCAGGAAGAGCACTCAGGGATCTCGCATATGCTCAGCAAGATCACCAGTTTTGCCAAGGCCCACGGCATCCACGTCTGGTTTGTGGCCCATCCACAGAAAATGTACCCCAGAGAGGATGGATCTTACGCTGTGCCTAAAGGCATGAATATCAGCGGTTCAGCGGCTTGGTTTGCGAAGGCGGATCTAGGCATCACGGTACACAGGACAGATGATTGCGTTGAAATTCACTGCTGGAAAAGCCGCTTTAAGTGGGTCGGACAGCAGGGAGTGGCGGCGCTCAGCTACGATATGGCGTCTGGCAGGTATCAGGAGTACATCCCGCCAGCGAATCTTTCTGCGGTCAAGGGGGTCGTTCGGGATTGGCAGGATTTCGATGAGTTCTAACGGGAACGTAGGGATTGGGATAGCTTGCGCCTGACAAGTTAAAAATACTGAAAATTATCCGGGGACAAATTTTTTATGTCTGACAAGTCACACACAGACCTCGGCACGACTGAGATCCACAAGCGCCACCGCGTAATGATCGAGGGCGGTCAGATGCCTCGGGCGAGGGTCATGGATCAAACGGTCGTTGACCGAATGTTGATGGAAGGATTGTTGACACTGCAACAGCATCAGGCGGCTGAGTATCTGATGAATCAGGCGTCAAGGGCTGGGCTTTACACTAAATCTGTCAACTACAAGGACATGAACAGCGGGGGCGAGCGAGTCTCGGACGCATTAGCGAACGAAGACCTCATGCGCTACGGGCGAACCTTGCGCTTGGTGGAGCGCCGCTACGGGGCGTACCACAAGTACCTCGTCGAGGAAGTGGTGATTCATAACTGGGATATCACTGGGGATGAAAAAAAGATGGGGGTTTTGCGGGAAGGATTGGAATGGATCGCGGATCGCCGTATGGCGGGGGGAAGGAACCCGATGCGTCACATCAGGAAATAGTGCGGTGGTCGGTTGATTTGCGCTCAATGAACAAGCCCCCACGCATATCAATCTAACGACGCCACCGCTCGCCGAAGGGAGTGAGGGGGCTTGCTCAGTCTACATCCCAGACCTCCTCGGGTCGATAGCGAATTATTTCAAGTATTCGCTTCTTGGGATAATTGTTTGGCGCGGTCCCAATCGAGAGATCGCTGAATATGCACACGTCCTGCGCGAGAACAGCGGCCACAAGGGTGGCCGCGCTCACTGCGGATAGCTGGTCTTCCACGTCGTCAAACATTTAACAAGTCACGACTAACAAGCCAGTTCCTCCATGCCAGAGCATCAAGCTCGGCATCCTCTGCCCCGTCGCCGTCATCGTCCTCTGCGTTCGGGCAGTTCACATGGTGCCCACCGATCCGAAGACACTCGGGGCACATACTCTTGGGGTTAAGATAGTCCGACATAGATAATGCCCACCATCAGTAAAATGTTCGCGGACAGCGCAAACAGTATCGCCCAGCTAAGTGACTCCCGCATTTCGCCATGAGGACTGGCCGCAGGCGCTTTTGCAGGGGCGGCCTTTTGCGCCTCTTTTTTGGGTTCCACTTTGCGTGCAGGGGCGCCCCGTATTATCTTGTGGCGCTCGTAAAGCGCCGCAATAGAGCGGCCCATTATTTTGGAAATTTCCGCATAGGAGGCCCCGTCTGCGCGCATAGAAACCAGTTCCATTTCCTCCTTCATTGTCCACGGCTTGTTATGACGCTTGCGTCCTTGCACGGGGCGCGAAGGCCCGTCACTCTCTATCAGTTCAAACTTCATTACATCACTCCTCGCAGTTTACTTCAGGGTTAAAGTCAGGCCATGTACCGCTCCTGACAAGTTCACAGTAGTGCTCCGCCTCCACCACCTCGTCCTCATAGCTCGCCGTTCCGACAAGCAAAAACATCAGGACTACCAGCGCAATCACCACCGCATCGGAAAGTTCAACGCGACTATCGCTCATTTCTCGCATCCTCTATCAAAATCTCAAGGTAGTGCTGGGCCTTGAGCAGGTCATCAATGCCATTCTCATGCTTCACCTTCCAGCGTGATATGTACTTAATGATCGCGTGCTCGCAGATCCCCAGCCCGTTTTTCATGCAGTATTCAAGCGGCTGGATCGCCAGTCTTTTGTAGTGATCCCCACCAACCTGCCTATCCATTGGTTCCATCAGTGCCTCGTCTGTCCAAGAAAGTCCATCATCACCCGCAAAGAAAGCTGGTACAGCATATCGTTCGCCTCATCCACAGTTTCATGGAAATCATCGTCCGACTTCTTGGCTATCTTCTTTTTCAGCAACAGCTTCCGGACAAACTCATGGCTTTCCTCGGACTGCAAATACTCAAGCACCACCTCCATCGTGGCGATGGGCAGGAACCGCTCGTCAACCTCAAACACGTCAGTCACGTCGGCCTCCCTTAATAGTGATGCCGTAGCCGCCATTTTTTGTGCGGTTTCGGTCATTAAACTTGCCACCCACAAGATCGGTCGCGCTCATGCCGCGCTCAATCTGCTGGATCTTCCCGCCTTTGCTCAAAAAATCAGCAATCTGGCGCTCGATTTCACTTCTGTTCATAGACGTTCACTCCCGTTCACTTATGTCTACTTGGCATACAGCCAATACTATCATCAGTCTCAGAGTCTACTCTGGGCCATAGCCCATTTCAACCCTTTCCATTGTTTGCTTGATTAAGGTGCGCGCCATTTCCGGTGATTCACTCGACTCGTAAATGACGCTAACAATCGAGAACGTGGCACCAGCAAGTAGCGCCCCGAAATTGCCCTCGGTCTTTTCTAGCAAGAGAACCATTTCCGCGCCCTTTTCTAAACCCTTTACATAGGCTTCCAGCGCACTGGCTGGCGGCTCTTTATCTGGAAAATCAATTACATCGCCCATTAGCTTTTTCTCCCTTGGACTTGTTAAAAATAAGGGGGCGCGTGGCCCCCGTTGGTTATGCCGCCTGAGCGACGATGGTGTCAGCGCCAGACTCGACGATCATGCGTCGGATCGACGGGATCGGCTCACGGTCGAGCACGACAACCAGATTGTCACGCTGGGCCAGCGAATGCCAGTCGCTGTCGAACATTTCGCCGTCAGTGAAGACGATGACGATGTCGGACTCCAGACCATTAGCCTCCAGCCATTCGACACCCGCAGTCATGTAGGTGCCGCCACCGCAGGGCACATCTAGGTCGAGCAGTTCGCCGCCAGAATACACCTCGTCGGACCTGTCAAGCTGGTGGTTTGTCCACGCCACCACGACGCCGTCACGCGGCTGAAGCGCGTCGATCAGCGATGCAGACTCGACCATGAATTGGTTGAGCACGTCGCGACTCACTGAGTATGAGATGTCAATGACAAGCGACACACGCCCGACCTGACCAATCGACGTTGGACTGATGACGCCCAGCGTCGAGTAGCGTCGGCGGTGGATGCGAGACCATGTGGTCTGACCACCGGCACCCGCGCGGTTGAACCGATCAGCAAGCTGAGCGCGCCAGTCGGTATCGGATGCGCTGGCAGGACGATAGCGGTGCGAACCCTCGCGGATTGACTCGGACAGCTTGGCGGGATCGTGACCGTCTTTTTCAAGCTGGTCGATGCCATCGTCCACTGACGAGCGGATATCATGCTCGTCTTCTTGAGCGGCGGCTTCCTGCTCTTCTTCGGTGCCCTCGTACTCAGGCGTCAGGTGGTGGTCGTGACCGGCAGGTTCCGGCAAGTCGCTTGAATCTGACTTGTCAGCAGTACCGGACTGGTCGTCGGAGTCGCCGTCAGACTGGTCGTCGGAGTCGCCGCCAGACTGGTCGCCATCCTGAGCGTCGCCCTCGGGGGCGGGATTCGTCTTGGCGTCATCGTCGGCATCGTCATCCCGCTTTTGGTACAGGTCGGCATAGACCGAATCGACAATGTCATCGCGACCGTAATCATCGGAGTAGCACCCCTCGGGTATCGGCTCCAGACCCATCGCTTTGCAGTCGGAGTTGATAACGTAGTCGGCGGCGCGGTTGTAGAGGCCGTGATCGAATGACACGTTGGGTCTGAAAAACCCGCGATCCTGATACGCCTTGCCGCGCTGTGGGTGCCGCAGGATTAT